ACAGTTGAGTCTCATACATCGAAAGGATATTATCGAAGGAGTTATCAGCCTTATTATAATCGCTCTCCATGAGGTTGAAGAGCATGTTCGTTACTTTCTTAGACGTAACAGCCTCAAAAGCCTTACGATCCTCAAGCACTGAAGCTTCCTCAACAACAATCTTGGTGAGCTTAAGAGTAGGCTTGAAGTTGTAATTGCCACTTATAACTGAACCGCTTTCGGTTAAGTAAGTAGCCTTACCATCTTCAACGCTAAAAAGTTCCACGTTTTCTCTGAGAGTGCGAGCTAAGTAATCACCGATTTTAATCAGATTACTGAAGTCTTTTCCTCTATTTTCAATAAGGTTAGTTAACATAGCATAAAATCTTTATCAAAATTATTTAGATGTGCTTAGTTGGTGTTATTTTTTAAAATGACTTCCTTTAGTCATATCTTCCAGAAGTTTAAGCAACTCATCATCACAATCAGCCTCAATTGCTAAAGACTTCATGTTTTCAATATCTAGGGATTCAGGTTGTGGTTCAGGGCCAGGGGGAGGGCCAGCTTCGGCCCCAGGATCGCCCGGAGGAGGCATACCTCCCATGGGGGGAGGGGGAGCACCAGGACCACCAGCCATGGCTCCAGCCAATGCAGGGTCTTGCTGATCCTTCTCAAGACCATCCTTCATCTTTTGGATTTCGTCATCCGAAAGCTGGTAGTAGTCCTTGTAAATCTTCTCCATTGGGAAAATACCCAAACCCTTCACAGCCTGGACAACTCTTGCTTTCTGCTCATCGGTATCTAATTGTCTCTTCAGAGCCATATCCGATGGAGCGGGAAGCTTAATTCTTAAGTCATTAATAAGAGTGTTGGGGAAGCCTTTAAGCATCAAGTGCCTCTTAGCTAAGGTCTCCAAACCTATCTCAATCGACTTTTGAATTCTTGTAATAACTCTGGCAAACTTAACATCGAGTTGAGCCAAGTTAGCCTTTCTTTCGGGAGTGTTATCCTTCTCAACAATGTAATCCTTCGGAATCTTTAGAGCAGCAAGAAGCTTATCTCTGAAGTATTTAACATCATCGACTTCGCCAAGGTTTTCAGCACCAGGGAGAGTATCAATCTTTGTGCCTGAGCCTCTACCGTTCACAGCGATGTAGAAGTCCTCATCAGCAGCAAGAGCGTTGTAGTTCTCTTCAATGTTGCCTGTTTGACGGTTGTAGTTCTTATTCTTCTTGAACTTGTCCATCTGCTTCTTAATATGCATCTCAGCCTTAGAAGCAGGCAGCGAGCCGGTATCAATGTAGAAGATACGACGCTCAGGAGCACGAACAAGACGGTAGATAAGCATCGCATCTTCCATCATCTTCAAGCTCTTATAAGTAACTCTAGCAGCCGCAGCAACCGACTTACCGTAAGGGTAGTGTGTCGGATCGGAAGTATGCAATCTGAAGTGAACAAGCTGACCAGGATCTAAGGAGATCATCCTAGAGTCATCTAGGACTGGGCCTATCGAACCATAGCTAGACCAATCATTCTTTTTAGGGACTTCCTGCAAGAATCTCTTTAAGTACCCAAACTCATCTTCTACTCGGTAGATGTAAGTCGGGTTTAAGATTTTAATTCTCTGGATTCCTCTCTTGGCATCATTTAGGTCAATGATTGTCTCAATGAACATGTCCCCATACTTTACTACGTTACGGGAGATGTCCCAAAGGTAGCGAGTCATGTTGACTTGATCAAACATGTTGGCGATCTCGCTCTTCACCATCTCATCATCGGTTACGATGTCCCAAGGTGTGCCATCGATATTCTCTTGCGTGCAATCGTCACTGTAAATATCAAAGGCAGACGAGATCTCAGGATATCCATCCATATCCTCATATTCCTTGTATCTCTTCTTTCTATCACCCTCTATCTGGGGTAATATGGGATAGGAACTCTTTGCATACCCAAACTCAGCAGGGATCTTAACGATCTGATTAGTTTGGACTGCATCCCCTTGTAGGGGCTTGGAGGGGGCGACCTGTTTCTTAGTTACAGGGTTGATATACTGGCCATCTTCAAAGTCCTCAACCTCGCGGGAGAAGAACTTCTTAAAGAATCTACCCACGAGCCCGAAAGGTCTATTGTATGGACTCTGAGGATTGTCGAATTGGGTATACCCCTCCGCACCTTCTCTTACTTTCCGATCAGCCATTTAATATTCTCTTCTGTGAGTTCATCTGTAGATGTCTTCATCTTATATGTATAAGCGTTCTGGATCGCTTGGGGGATATAAGTTTGATCTTCTGTCTTTTCTATGAACGCATTGCCTCTTAAGTTGTTAAAAACGTTAATCGCAGTGGCAAAGGACATAATTAAGTCATCATGACAGTTGCTATCCGGCTTAATCTTGCCTGTATCAGGGTCGATAATGAAGGTTAAAAGCTCCCCAACCAGTCTCTCGGAGTTAATTAAAACTTTACCTGACCGGATATTGTGCTCAAGATCGGCTAATAAATTCTCCTTATTCTTCTGGGTAATCATTATTCCGATGTCTCGCTTATCGTCCATAACCAAGTTTTCATACTCCAACTCTTCCTGTAAGAAGTAAATCAGATTGTTACCGATACCATTTCTCTCAGGACAGACGAACGCAGTATTGTACAACCTAGCCTCATCTGCTATGATCTTAGCAAACTCGTTTATAGGTGTTCTATTGGAGTAGAACTCTGCGACCTGTTTACCATTATAGATGTCAATAATATGGAAGGCTGAATAATCTCTCTCACGCCCGATTGAAGGGTCTGCTGCTAGCACATATTCGTGGTTTGGTTGTGGATCTTCCCAAACACGCATTTTATTGTTGTATTTGATCCAATAATCCTTACTACAGTTTTCTTTAAGGTTACGTAAGATCTCACCTTCAATGTAAGTCTCACCAGTTCCTAGGAAGCTTGCCTCATACTCCTGCAACCATTCTTTGTAGCTGTGTTTACGTCTGGTTTGCTCTTCCCACTTGTCCACAATAATTGGAGGATTACAAGCCTCCATCTGCTCATACAGCCATTCAAATCCTTTGTGTCGCTTGTACTCAGGGTGCTCTTGCCATGTGATGTCAATCGGGTGGAACCCATTGTCACCTTCCATTGCCTGTGTGTACATTTTGTGGAACCAGTTACCAATACCGTTAACCGTAGATAAACACACTACACGACCACCCGTGGACGTTGTAGGACCTACAGCAGCCCAGATAGTATCAATGTGCTCAATGAATGCTGCCTCATCTAATATGAGCAGAGAAGCCGATATAGAGCGTCCTGACTGCTTTCCTGATGCCTTGGATTGAATGGATGATCCATTTTCAAAAGAAAGTGTGTGATCGTTGTCTCTGGTTGTTTTAGGCTTCATCCAGAAGGGAAGTTCTTCATACATGATCTTGATACGAGAAATAACTTCCTTGGCCTCAGCATCACCCTTGGATAAGATAGCAACTCTCTTA